GTCGTTGGTGCGCTCATACGATACGCCGTTCTCCGTGTCCTCGTAGTCGTCCTCGAAGGCGAAGCTCATGCCGTTGATGTCGCCGCGCTTGATCAGCTCCAGCGCATCGTTGGCGTTGTTAGTCTTCGGAAGGTCACAGCGGCAGTCGATGCCGTCGCCGCGAAGTTCCAGCGTCAGTGTGTCCTTGTCCGTGCCACGGTAGCGACCCAGCACGTCGGGCACCATGTTCGAGTGGTTCAGGTTGAGAATCACGTCCGACTTCTGCAACAGTTCGCGGCTGATGCAACCAGGCTCCAGAATCTCATACACCTTACGAGTGGATGACCACGGGGTAAGGTTGACAGAACGCACACCGAAGACAATGGGACGGCCCTCGATTTCGCGGCTCATCTCTTGTCCTTCCTGCGGCTCGCGTACCTGCAAGCCACAAGTCTCAATCGGAATAAATCGTGTCTGTTTCATATCTCAATCTTGAAAAACTTGTTACTACTTATCGTTCATTTCCCTGTCTGGGGTTTACCAAAGTCTTCCCCGAACAGTTTCAGCATCAGTTCGTGCTTTGCCTTGTCGAGACATTTGCGGCAATATGGATGGCTCGGAATGTCGGGGTCGATGACAGGCCAAAAGGCGACTGCCTGCTCTCCACACTCACAGCACTTGCAATCTGATGCTTTAATCGGCTTACCCATACTGTCTCGCTGGGTTTACCGCCGTTCGCACGCGGTGCTTGCGGCTCTTCTCGATCTCTCTTTCGAGGGCTTCAATTTCCTCTCGTGTCGGGTTGGGTGTCATATTCGTTGTCTTTTGCCGTTTTTAATTTGGCTTTTGCCATTTTCAAAATGGCTTTTGCCGATTTATTTTTGGCACGTGCCAGTTTTCGGTCGTCACGTGGCAAATTTTATTTGCCACGTCGCAGTTTCGAGATTGTCACGTGACGATGTTTTTCTCACTTTTCACCCTCGCCCTCCTTGGCGGGTTCTGCCACGGTGTAGTTGCCCGGCTTCAGCGTGGTTGCCGCCTCGCTCTTCGCAATCAGCGCGTCGAGCGTCATGAGGTTGGCCGAAGCCAGTGGCGTGCCACCATTCTCCACGGCTGGCATGTCGTGCTCCTGACGAATCTCGTTCGGGGTCTTCGTGCCGTTCTGAAGTAGCAACTGATCCACCTTCGCCTGCCGTTCGGGGTCCATAGCCAACAGCGGCTTCTCGCAGATGTGGATGTCGCGCATACCGTAGTGGCCTTGCGGGTCGAGGTCTATCTTGCGATAGATTTCCTTCTCGCGGTCAGCCTTTTCTGGCAGGATGGTACGGGTGTGGAACTCCATCGTGGCATTTTGATAGTCATTATAATGGCTATTCGTGTCGAGCATCAGCAGCGGACGCGGCACACCAAAATATCTCGCGCAGTCATCATAAGAAAGCTGGAGCTGATCTATAATCTGCATGTCCTGTGCGGTCATCGAGATGTTCTGGAATCCCGTACCACGCAGGAAGTTGATGTCCTGCTGATAGACCTTGGTGTTCATTTCCTTGGCGTATCTGTCGGTCTCGTCCTTGTTGAACATGCCGAAGGCCAGTGTGCCCTGTCCCTGTGCGGGCTTTTCTTCGTAGATAAAGCCCTTCACGCGGCCACCCTTCGCAGCCGTTTCCAGCGACTGCTGTTTGTTGGTCTTAATCAGTCCCAGCTCGCCCTTGGCAAACTCCAGGGTTGACATGCCCCAGAAGCCGTTCTGATAGCGGTAGGTGTTCGGGAAGTGCATCACGTCCGAACGCGGCACGTCGGTCTTCTCCACGTAGCCCTCGTCCGAGAGGTACATGATGAAGTTGTAGCGGCCCGTCATGATGTTGTACTCACCCATGCGGCACAGCCACAGACGGTATGGGAACCCGAACTCATCACGCTCAATATACACAAAACCGTTGCCGCGCATGTGCTGGTTGTACGTCACTTGCTTCCACAGGTCAGCCGCCGTCGTGATGGGGTTCGGCTCCACCTGAAGAAGATAGTTGATGCGCTTGCCCAGTCCCCGCATATCCTCGGTGAAGTTGCCGCCGATGGTGTCCTTCTTGCGGTACTGCACCGGCATCACGCCGTGCGTGTCCATGATGAGCTTCAGCGCACGGAACACGGGCGACACCGTGAGAGCCATCTGCGGACTCTGCACATACACGATGCGCTCCTCAAACGAGCCGCCTTTCACTTCTGGCTTCTGCTCCATTGTGCTCGACGGCACACCCTGCACACCACTTGGCGGTGTCGGCTGCACCTCGCGCTTCCTGAAGCTGAAGATATTACTTCCGAATAGTTCCATATCTTTTCTTTCCTTTCTAATCGTTTGCAAAGTGCCGATGGGTTTACATGACAAACTCAACGGGCTTGTTGAACATCCACGGCTCAATCATACAGAGCTGCGTCAGTGGCTTGTTGGAATTGTGCTCGTACCAAGTCATCATGTCGCCGTACACAACATTTTCACTGATTGGCATCACCTTGAGCGAGCCGCTAAAGAAGTGATTGATTACGAACGACAGGATGGTTTGGTTGACTCGCTGAATATGGCCGTCGCCTGCAAGATAGCGGAGCATGTCGAAAGTCATGTCGTTGACCAGTAAGTTCAACGGACACCTCCTTACTATTTCAAAGCACCCCTGGAAGAGTCCCCTGTAGCCGAGGTCGTAACCAAGCCACGCCATGAAGCCGAGGCAACGCTCTGCCTGCTCTTGCGGATAGTCTCGTTGGTGTACCCACACATGGTATTCGTCTGGCATGGTGTTTCGCCTGGGGTGTATCATAAGGCAGCGGTCATATTCGCCACGCTCGAATGCGTCAATGAGCGGAGTCAGCGGCTTGTTTATGCCGATTGAGCCGTCCAGCCTGACCACAATCTCCGTGCTGCAATATCGGAACGGATGGAATCGCACCTCGTAGCACTTCTCCCACACCGTCTTGTCATCAAGCAGTCTGTCGCGCACCACTCGCCACGTCTTGCTTGTCAGGTTCGGATTGTCAGTCACCAGCACATAGTCGGCTTCTGGGTCCTTCTCCTTGACTTCGTGAATGCACTCGTAGTCGCCGAAGATATATGTCAGCACCGTGTATCTCATTTCCAGAGCGAAGCGTTTAGTTCAAGCCACCGCTTTGCCGACACGTTCTTCTGCCAGCTGCCAGCTTGCTTGTGAACCATGAGCGGACGGATGTCGATGGCCTTGCCTCTGAGTCCGCCAACGTGCTTCCGCACATCATCAAGCAGACATGCCCCAGTGTCGTACCAGTTTCGCTGGTCGTCCTCGCCTGGCCACAGCATCCAACTGCGCTCAGGATCGAAATACCTTGCGCCGCACTTCGTGAGCATCGGTACATTCATCCAACAGAGCAAAGGCATCAGTCGGCCAATGCCGAATCGGTTGCCTTTCTGATGCTGGCAAACGTGACCAATCACGCCCTCGTCGCGGTTGAACATGAAGTCAATGCTGGCGCAAACAAGCACGTCGCTTTCGAGCAATACGAAGCCGTTTGGAATCAGTTCCCACAGTTTCTGTACCGTCCAGATGTGCTTCGTAGAGCCCCAATCGTTGCAGATGGAGTGGATCGGGTTCCTGTCTGGGTACTTTTCCAACTCCTTCGCAAAGTCGATGACTTGCCCCTTGGTGTTGTCAATGACCGTCACGTTCTCCATTTCCTTCGTGAACGGACGTGCATCGTAGTGTCGCTCCGGCAGTCCTTGGCCGGCAGGATAGTCGATTGTCATGCTGTTGTCGAACACCACGAACTTGTAGTCCTCGCCTCCGTGCTTCTTCACGGAAAGGATTGCCGCTTCTGTCAGCTCCGGCGTGTTGAAGTTGATAACAGCCACCACCTTCTCGCTCTCAGGGAATACGAGCGGCTTCACTGCCCGAACCTTCGCCTTTGCTTTGGTTTTCGTTTTCGTTTTTGTTGTCTTCGTTGCCATAGTTCCTTATTTTATATCGCCAACAACAGCCGGACCTTCTATGTCCGACTCGCTGGGTGTTATAATGTTCACCTTTTGGTTCGCCAGCTCTTGCGCAGTGATTTGGATTTGGTTCTCCTGATAGTCCTCGTTGAAGCTCATAATCTGATACCACTTGCCGTGATACTGAATGAGGCACCAGCGGTCAATACCTGGATAGTTCCGCATTCGGAACATCACGGTGTTGTAGGCATCGAAGGCTCCCTCACGCAACGACTTCACGCCCTTGTCAAAAGTCTCGGCAGCCCAATACGTGCCAAGTATCTCATACTTTGGCTTGTCCTTCTTTCCGAAACTTTCAGCAGCGTCGTCCTTGCGCTTGGCAATCGTGATGCGCTTATTGAGCATTCCTGATGAATATCCCATAGTAGTCTTTTCTTATCGGACGCAAAGTGCTGTTGGGTTTACACAGACGGAGCGGCGAGTGCCCCGTTGCCTTTAAAAGAGAATGAGCCTTGCGCAATGTTTGACCTTACGGCGGTGATTTTTGCGGATGTGCAGATGGCAGAGCCAGTGAGCCGTGCCGTTGCAGTGGAACCCGTGCGGTCGCAGATGGTGATGGTGTAACTCTTGCCGACCTCAAGCAGGGCTTCAAGGCTATTCTTTACGTTTGTACCACACGCCACCACCAGCCAGCCAACTGTGAAGCTCCACTCCTTGCGACCTGCAATGTATTGTCGCCAGTCACCAACAGTCGGTGAGCTGATTTCGATTGTATCGCACTCGGTTTGTATCTCGTTGCTCTTGGTAGCAGCGAACGGAGTGGTCGTCGCATTCGAGTCGAGCGATATGAAGATGTTATTGCCGTTTATCATGATTGTGTAGGTTGAGTTATTCCAATGTTTGTACTAATGAGCCTTAAATTCACCGTGTTGTTTCTTGGATTCATACCAAATGCGACAGGGAAATACACCGTCGAGCCATCATTAACGAGGAAAGGCTTATCTATAAAGTCAGTCGTGAACTTCACAGCCTCCAGTTCTATTTTCTTTCGGTTGCCCGTGTCGATGTATTTTGTCGCATCACAGAAAGAGTTGTATGGAGCAAATGCGTTTCCATTTATAATGATTGAAGAGCGGCCACACATTGTTTTCAGGTCAATGTTGATTGCTGGACCAGAACCGCCAATGTCATTATCTTGCCCTGCGTTTATCAAAGTGTCTGCGAATGTATCTGCTACAAGTTGCATTGTCCTTGCATCATCGCGCACATACTCAACCTTTACTTTGAAATAGAAATTATGAGTGGAAGCTGTCGATGCAACAAGAGAGGAATTTCGCATAACAAAGCGCAATGTATGTGGCAATATGTCTCCTGTATTGCGTGGCTCGTTAAATGTTATAGACTGATTTGTAAGATATTCCATTGTTGCCCAATGGATGTTCTGGTCTGTATATGTATTTGGCATTTCATACCATTGCTTGTCTGTAAGTCTTATATACTTTCCAGAATCTACATCTATTATTAGAGGCAATAGCGCGTCACGATTTATAATTCCATTCGGAAGCTCAGGCTCATTGCTATCTGCATAAACATTAAATGAAACTTTTACCTTGTTCTTTCCTGGCGTTGACTTTATCTTCATTGGAATGTCAAATCCAAATGCGTTGCCAAATACAGAATTATCAGCAGAAAGCCTAAAGGCCAAAGGCATAACTAACTTATATTGCCAAGTTGCGCCATCGTCTTCTGACTCTTGATCTACAACTCTCATGAATGCTGGAACGCTTGGAAGATTATACGCATTGACTGGTGTGTATAGTGACTCGTTTACATATTCAGCACCGAATTTGTAATGGTATCTGTACCAATCGTCTTGATGAATTACCTTTACCTTATTTGTGTCCGAAATATCTGTAACGGTACAAGGCAGCGAACTCTTCAAGTATTTTTCTGTAATTTCAAATATGTCTTGCTCAGTTTCAACGCTATTAACAAAACTAACACTCGAAGGTTTAGAAATGAGTGTTGTACTGTTGTCAGTGCTTGCGATTTGCAAGTCGGAAAGATCAAACTCATTTAAGTCGCCCAAAGCATTGAATCTTGTTCCTGATGTCAATACGAAAAGTTCTGCATCTTCGTCAATGTACTTTCCGGCAGCCATTAAAATAGTGATGAAGTTCTTGCAGTCATTTATTTTGCCATACGGATAGCATATTGCTTCAAGCAAATCTTTCAGCGTCTTTGGTTTGATGCCATCGCCTTCAAAATTGTAGAAGAACAAGGAACTTGCTGAGCCTTCCGTCCAGTGCATAGGAGCGGTTGAATTGTCAACGGTTACTTCCTGAGTGTTTCCATTAAAATCCTCATATACGGGCTTGTTAGTTATAATTCTTATAAATTCGCAGCCCAACAAGTCAAGTGCGTATTGAAGCAATCCAGCAATGGTTGTCTTTTCCAGCACACTATTGTAGTCAGGCATCGGGAAGAACTCGGTGGCGGCAATAGGCGAAATTATTGGCAACTCTATTTCGTATGGAGGGCGGTCCCAATCCTGAGTGTATTGTTCTGGCTTGATAAATCCCTGCCAAATCAGCACATCCGTATTGTTTGTTTTCCTTGTTACAATCACTTTTCTTTCGTTGATAGCCTCTGGGAATAGTGCGCCTTGCACGAACTCATTCTTTGTTGCATCCGTGCAAACAAGACGAAGTGTGCCGGTGCTTCCAAGCACAACATTAGTCTGGTCTTCATCGCCAACACCCATCCACTCAATCGGATTAGCCGCACCTACCAACTGAATCGGGTCCATAGGTGTATCTCCATTCGGACTTTGAATGGTTATCTTCCACTCGTTGCCGTCGATGTCAACGAACGGGATGACGTAATAGTCATTGTAGTCGCTTAAGCTAAAGTATGTCATAGTTTTATCTTCTGCTGAACACCAATTCGCCCCAGCCTTGCTTCTTTCCGTAGTTGTTTATACCGAGCACTATTTTCTCGCCTGTAACGTATGGCGTGGAAGTACCACTGCCATTATCTCTGCCTCTTTCGGTCAGTTGACTGGCAAGGGATAATTGCTGCGCCTTGTTGAGCACCAGCTCGCCAGCATTGACGAAGCTGTCTGCGGGAATTTGGTCGCCGCTGTATGTGTTGCCCTTGATGATACCACCTTCTGCATATCCTGTTGCGGAGTGAATGCTGGCGATGGTTGTTGCCATAGATACGGTAGCTGCTGCTGCTGCTGCAATGAACGACCAGATATTGAACTTCGACGAGCTGTCCTTTGCCAACGCATCAGAATAGGCCATAGCGATTGTTGCTATTGCCTGCGCCACCGTAGCCGCCACCTTCGCTCCAGGGTCCTCAATAGCAGACAGAGCAGAACCGAGCGTGTTCACCATCGACGCTGCATCCTTCATGTTTATCTTCACAGCTTTCGCAGCGGTTGCAACGTCTTCGACTGATTCGGTGTCCATCGTAGCCTTAAGGTATATTTTCACACCTTCTTCGATTTGGTCTTTGATAGACTCCACTTGATCCATCATGTCGGCAGCTGCTTCGACAGAAATGCCCATCTTCAGTGCAGTAGGCTGTGCGGCAATAAGTCGCTGCGTGGCCGAGATGCCTGCATTTGCCTCGCCTGCTGTGAATTGGTCGGTAGCATTTGCAAGCATAGTCTTGTAGTTTGCGAGCTGTTGCTGCAACTCCTTCATGCTTTGCGTGGTTCCCCAGGTTGCTGCAGAAAGGTCTTTGATGTTAAATCCCTGGATGGTGTCAGTCTTACCACCACCAGAGCCACCTTTCCCGCCAGTTGTTTCGGGTGTTTGTGGCGTTTCTGTTGTGACTTTCTGCGGACCATTTTTGTGCAATTCATTTGCACGGCGAACATATTCGGCACGAGCTGCAAGGTCGATAGCAAGTCTTTCCTGTTCTTTTTTCTTGATTCCACTTTCGATTGCATCGTCGCCAAGAGCCGCTATTGTACGCTTTCTTTTTGCAATTACTCTGTCAAATGTGGCAAGTTGTCGGTTGTATAGTTCAAGAGCTTTTGGCCCCTGACCATCACCAAGATTTGCTATCATTCGGTCAACATTCGTCTTGCTTGACTTTTCAAATTCCTTGCGGAGTCTGCTCGCCTCTGTGAAGGCATTGATGAGAGGTTTCACAGCGTTATTCAGGAGGTCGATGCAACCTATCTTGATATTGTTCCACATATTCGATGCGGAATCTGTGAGAGGTTGAAATGTTCTGCCGAGTTCCTCCATCGCGTTCTTCAACTCAACATCGGCTTTCTTGGCACGGTCAGCTGCGGTCTCGACATAATCACCAGCTTTTGCCATTTGTTCGCGGATGATAGCACCGACGGCTTTCGTCATGTCGCCAGTTTCCTCCATCTTGTCTTTGATTTCCGCAGCAGATAGTCCAAGATTGTCGAGAATCATCAGTGACTTTCTGCCAAGACCTGTGACGATTGAATCCACCATGTAGTCAACCGACTGGCCTGTATCTTTTGCCTTCTGCTGAGCAAAGGCGAGCATGGTTCCAAGTTCTTCAAGCGGCAACTTAAAGTCATTAAACTTGACGGCAGCCTTCATCAGTTCCAGGTCGGTAACGGTTCCGTGCGTTGCATCACGCAGCCCGTTCAGAATGTCGCCTCGGCCAAGACGCTCGAAAGCCATGCGGATGCCTTCACCTTGTTTGGCAAGTTCAATGCCTTGCTTCACGCAGTTTCCCATTTCTGAAGCAAACGATGCAGCCCAGCCAACAGCCTTCGTCATCATATTACCACCGAACACTTGTAGCATTCCGCTCAACTTGTCACCACTGAATAATCCGCCACCGCCTCCGCTTATGGTCGGGGCTTTTATGTCGCCGATGGAGCGATTGAAGTCGTCAACTTGCATCTTTGCTTGTTGGAACTTAGCCTTCAACGCCTCGATTGCTTGCAAATAGTCGGGTCCGATGCTCTTCTTCTGAGCATCGGACATCATGTTGTATTGTGTGGTCAGTTGTTCGAGTGCTCGCTTGTAGTCGTTCATCTGACCTTTGGCGGTATTGGCTGAAGATGATATATTGCCCATCATCTTCACAAATTTTGCCATATCGCCATTGTCTTTGTCGAGTGCTTGCTGGAGTCCTCCTTGTGCATTGACAAAGTTATTGAGTGCGGATTGGGCTTTCTTTAGTCCAGCATCCCATTTGCCGGTGCCTACCGATAGTTCAAGCAGTGACTGTGCCATATCGTTTTATTGTGTTGCTTCTGTGAATTGTTTTTCTACGTATTGTTCTACGTGCTGCATCAGCGTCTCTCCGAGTTGACGTGCAGCTTGTTCCATGTCTGCTCCAATGGTATGGAAGAAGAAACGAGGCGCAATATTGCCCCTTGCTCCGTATGTGGCTTTTGAACCTCTTCCAGTTGGTCCTGATGTTTGAGCAGTTCTTATGTCTGTTCCACCTTCGAGGAATCGCAAAATGAATGAGCGGTCTGGACCATAGTATTTGCGTATTTGTTTCGTTCGATCGCTGACAGTTCTTTGACGACGAATACCACTTTTGCCGCCGTTTGGTTCTGGAACGACACGCTCTCTGCTGCTAAGTCTGCCTCTGTTACCGAGAATGTGAACGGCTGCGGTAAATGAGTTTTTATACATACGCCGCAGCACGGCACTTGCTGCATCACCAGCACCAGCTTCTCTTGCCTTTTTTACGGCTTTGTTTCTCACAATACCGAGAACCTTTCCAAGTTCTCTGCGTACTTCGTCGGCAAACCAATAGTCGAACTCGCCCATTTTGAGTTGACCTCTATTGACCTGACCGACATAGTGCTGGGTGCGAGCGTTGAGTGACAGACGGCGTAGTGTCTTATCAATGATGCTGTCCAGCTTATCCAAGCCGGAGAAGTCAGCCCTCAGCGATGCTATTTGGCTGTTGGTGACATTTAGCCCCTTGACACTACCATAGTATTCTGCCATAGTTCCTTTTTCTAATCGGGCGCAAAGTGCCGTTGGGTTTACAAACAAAAAAAGGCACTCCGCTGAGTGCCTGAGTTTGAAACTAACAATTAACCATAATAACTAAAACTAACTTATCCTCGCGGACTATTTCTTCAGTAGATTGTCGATGACCTGGTGGCGGTTCTGACCGTCATTGCGGAAGCTGACATGCACCCAGTAGGTGCCCTTCAGGTTATGCTCCCAAATGAGCTGGTCGAACTGCAGGTGACCTTTTATGTAGTTGAACCACTTCTTGCCTTTCGTCATGTCTCCGTCGATGCAGAGGTCGGCAGCCTGGCCGAGCATGTGCTGTGAGTTCTTAACGCCACCGACGGCTGTATTGAGTTTCAGGCAACGGAACCCACTCCCTATCTTCACCTCTCGCCCCCACCAGTCGCGCAGTGGTTGCAACACATTATGGCAGAGCGCAGTCAGGTTGACGATTTCCTGTGTGTCTGGCTGGTTCTTGATGCCTTTCGCCTTGGCTGTGGCAGAGGCGCAAAGTTCGTCGAGTGTGAAGTTTTTCGAAAGTCGGATCATAGCTTCAGTCGTTGTCGATTTCTATTGTTGTATTCCCGTGGTTGATTTTCAGGTCGTAGCCAAGCTCAACGGCTCGGAACCCGAATGCAATGGTCGGAAAGACTATCAGCTCGCCGACTGCTGTCAGCACACTCCCGTCAATAACACCCATCGGAGGCATGAAAAAGCCTCCTATTATCAGCGCAATGCTGATGACCAAACACACAAGAAAGACGATTTTGCACGCCTTGCATTCTCTCTTCTCCTTATTGATGTCGCACATTTTTGCTTTTATATATTAAGTTCTTCTATATATATCACGGCGAACTTTCTTTGGGTTTACATAATAAAATGCGGGCGCACTTCGTTATATAATTGATTAACCATAAAACAAGAAAGCATGAAAAAGATTTACTTTGCAGCGTTGCTGGCGGTATTGCTAACAGGCTGCACAACGAATGATGTCGAGGAACCGAAGAACAGCGACCTCGTGGAAATGACGATGTACTTCACGCGCTTCCAGTTCGAGCAGGAAGGCATGACAAGAGCATCGAGTGTGACGGACTACATCACGCGGCTCGACATCTGGATCAGCGATGGTGAAACCACTACGGCCTACAACCAGGCAACAGACACGGAAGGCTTCGGCTCGCTCAGTCTCACTCTCAACAAGAACAAGACATACACGATGTATGCTGTCGCTCACAAAGGCAGCGCACCAGCTACGCTTGCAGACGGCGTGGTGTCATTCCCCGACGACAAGGTGACGCACTCGTTCTTCTATTCCGAGACGTTCCAACCGACAAAGGACATGGAGAAAGTCTGCCCAATGGATAGGATCGTGGCGATGTTCATGCTCAGCACTACGGATGCCGTGCCTGAAAACGTAAAGAAGGTGCGCATCACTATCGGCAATGTATTTAATCGTTGGAACGTGGCAGGCTATGGCGTGAACGCTATCGACAAGGTGAGCACCATTAATATCACCTCGACGAAGCCAGACGGCTCCGTGGACTTAATGACCTACGGCATCGTAACGGACGAAAATACGAGCCACAATGTGCTTGTGGAGGCTCTGGATGTCAGCGATGCCGTCGTACAGACGCAGACGTTCAACGATGTGCCGCTCCGCAATGGCTATCGCACCATCGCAACGGGCAGCTTCTTTACCGATGCACCGAGTTCCTTTTCCTTCACAGCCGAGGAGTGGCAAGACAATACCGGCATATCATTCTGAAAAGATGTGAATACAAAAAGAGCGGCACGCTTGTGTCGCTCTTTTCATTTACGCCTCATGCCACCCGAATACGCCTGGCTCCCAAGTGTTCGCGTCGTAGTCTGAAATCCAATGCACTTCATTATGGCTTACCTTTGCGCCGTTGTTGTATGCGTCTTGCGCACCCGTCGGCTGTACCCATTCAGGCCACTCGTCAAGAGAAACTTCTGTGAAAAGTGCAGGAACCTTGTCTGGTGTCCAGTCCGCTTGCGTCGTATGAGTCTGTTCGCAGCGATAGAGTTTGTCCAGCCACCTATAACGCTTTTCTTTCTTCGCCTCGATGCCAATTTTCCATTCAGGATATAGCTTGATATTTTCGAGTGCATCCTTGTCGGTTTGCAGTTCCGCTGCCTGCTCTATCGAGCGACGAAACTTTAGTGCTTCCTGTCTTTTCATGTTATTCGCCCTCCGTGATAATTTGCAGAGCTTCCTCTGCGGTTAGTTCATCTTCATCGACTTGCTCCTGCTCCTCCCAAACCTGAACAAAGCAGTCGTCGTATTCTTGCCACGTCTCGACGGCTGTCTCGCTTGGTTTCTCCACAAGGCAGGCATTCTTGTAGCCGTCTTGCCTTAGTTCCTCTTCTGTGCGGTTGCCGCCAACCTCATGACCACCCTCGCATTCCACGAGTGTCATCTGTTCTTCAATAAATTTTCCTAAGTACATAGTTCTATATATTTGCGTTGATTTCCATTCTGCGACAAGCTCGCCTCCGTATTCGGCTATAGTGAGAACGCGCTTGAAGCCTATATGTTTCATTTTTGAATTTCAGTATATTTTGAATTGCATCAAATCTTGGCGTATATTCTGGATATTGTGCGCAAACAAAGTGACTGTCTCTCCTGAAGAAATAAAGCGTCTTATGAAAACGAAGAACCTCTGCGATGATTCGTCTCTGAATATTGTACGACCTTGTGTGCGACATGATGCCGAGATAACTATTTAGCCTTCTCGCAAGTTCTTCTTCACTCCTGGCAGAAGTTTTGTCTGCGTATATCTCAATCAGTCGCCTTGTAGCTCTTACAACTCGATTGCTGATATAAATGCGGTCACACTTGATAACATAGCCGCAGAACTTCACACCCTTGTCGGCTGGTTGCATGTAGTGCTTCTTTTGATTAGTTGTCAGTTCGTATTCAAGCGATAGCCGTTCAGCCTCGGCAAGCGCATTCTTCAGAACCTTCTGACTTTTTGCACATGTCATTCGGTCATCTACAAATACAACATGCTCAACGCCTTCCATGTCTGTTATGGCTTTGTCTATCTCCGTGCGATAAAGATTCGCCATAAGTTGCGATGGAAAGTTACCAATAGGCAAACCATGACATTTCTTTGCGTGGAACAGCGACTTGTTTGGCGTAACGTTTTCCCACATTTTCCTTGGCGAGAGCATAATGCAGTCTCTTGTGGGGTCTGACATCAGATAGTGGCAAACCACATCAATAAGGAATGCTGTTGTCGGTTCTGTGACATCGACCACTTGCGCAGCGTATCTTCTAAAATCAGCAGCAGCTTTGTCTCTTGGAATTGACATAAAGAAACCGCTATAATCTCTCGTCGCTAACCAAGCCTTTTGCGCCCAATTATTTGTAACATTTCGCAGTTTTTCTTGAACATCAATAGCTGCCGTGAATGCTGAATGTCCTATGCGGTTTCCATGACTGACATTGCCGTTCCTTCTGTGCATCACTTCTGCCACTTCAGACATCAATGGCGCAACCATGTGATGAATGATTCGGTCAAAGTACATTGCACAAAAGATTTCTCTATATACAGGATAGTCGAGAACGAAGCACTTGCTACGGCCTACGCTTAGACCATTCTCGAAGATATGGCGTGCATATTTATAAAGTTCAGACAAATGAAAGTGAACGCGGCATGCTGTAAGTGAATGATGTTTGTTTTTGAAGCAAGACTCTTCAGCTTTCAGCATCATCGAGAAAAGCAATTCGGCACTCGCCAGCGGGCACGGCAATACAACGTAACGGTTGTTCGTGTTGTTGTTGTTCACATTGCCATTCTGCATGTTCACATACCAAGCGTTGTTGGCATTGTTACGCACAGCACTCCAGCAGTTCGAGTTACCATCATTCTCTACTGAAGTAACTTGCCGAAGGAAATCATCGACAAGTGGAATGACCTTTGATATTCTCTGTTCGCTTATCATGCTTCGTGTGATAATTCTGACGCTTTCTTCACTCGCACTATCTCATCCAAAATCTCATCTACCGCGATGTCGATATGTGCAGCCTCTTCGTTAGTGAAACCTCCGAGAGTTGCTATGAGATAGGTTGTTGTCTGTATTTCCTCGCACAATTCAATCGTGCGTTTGATATAGTCTTTTCCAGACAGTTGGCGGAGCGCATACTTGAACAGAAGATAGCATTGCTTCAGAAGGTCGTCGATGTAATTGTATTGCACCGCCTTCTTTGCCTTTCCTCTTTTACTGAGGATGTATCTGTTCAAGGCTGCTACTCTCAGAACTATCGGTGAGTGTAAGCGTGAGTGCGTTCTACTTTTCATTTGTCAGAGCTTTAATGTTTCCTGCACGGCATCCTGCCGTGCTTACGCTCCGCTACCTAAAGCGGCACTCGCCAGCGGGCACGGCAATACAACGTAACGGCTGTTCGTGCTGATGTTGTTCACACCGCCATTCTGCATGCTCACACACCAAGCGTTGAAGGCACCGTAACGCACAGCACTCCAGCAGTACGAGTTACCTACAACAGCAGGCACATCCGACTCAAGCCCCTCTGTTGTTCTTAGAAGGTTCACGAGTGATGTTATATGTGTCGCTTTGTTCAGCCAATATGGATAGAGCCTGCGTTCAGTCTGCATTGTCACACCTCTTGCCTTGCAAATGTAAGCGGCAGGTGCATCTGCCTGATTATTCGTATTGTTGAACGTGGTGCCGTTGCAATTACTTATGAATGGAGTTTTGATGTACCAATATCCATCTACCGCAACAGCCTCTGCACCTTTCGCTCCTTCGCTTAGAACATGTATATCTTCCGAATTGACACCAGTGTCGTTCATGTTCACTCCATTTGCTATCTGCTTGTTGTAGATAGCGTCTGCAATAGTCTGGGAGAGATTCGCAGTTGTCACATTTGCCGTTCTTGATGGCCTGCTGTTGAGGTTATACTTGGCTTTAAGGCCAGTATTCACGCCACCAATCCAAAAGTACATATCTTGCCCGACTGCTGCTTGCTGACCACTTGCATTGAGGATTTCCACAGTTGTTTTCGTGCCGTTCGGCTGATTTGTGGCAATTCCCGAGCAGACAGCGAACAAAGCACGCATGAACTCACATTGCTGGTAGTGGCTCTCTGTGTACGCTTCACCATTGTCTTTCACGAAAGCGTTGGCGTTACCAACACTTCGGGTTGGTATGGTGAAAGTCTCTTTTGTGTTGTCACATACCAAGTCAAGACCACCGCCATTGTCAACCGAACGCCATGTCGCACTCTTGTACTTGCCAGCAGTTCCGTGTGCAATCATGTCACTTTGATTGCACGGCCATACCGTTCTGTCTTGCGCAGTCTCCGCTGTTATTGCATCCACATTATAAATGAATAAGGCAAATCCACCAATAGAAAGTGATGCAGTTCCGCTGACATCTGAATAGCCAACATTACTACTAAGCGGCCACAGATACACAATATCCAGTCCAAACGCATCCATCCAAATACCAATAGGCTTGCTCAATCCAGTTGCACTATACCCATTATCCACCCACCTTTGATGCCAAGCAAGTGTGTCCCACTTCTTGTAGTTCTCATCAAGAATGCCACAATGCTTGTTATATGTTATGTTGGTTGTAGCGGAAGCACTTGTGGCAATAGTTTTGCTCTCAACTGAAAGGAAGCCATCTAATCCATCTGTGTCTCCACCTTGTATGCTTGCAATTTTATTCGCATATTCACTAAGAGGCACATTTCCAACCTCAACATTTTTATTCTCTATCGCAGTCTTAATGGCAGACTTGCTGTCAAGAATTGCTTGTAGTTTCTGTGCAGTTGTTCCCATATCAGATTACCTCCCCATTGATTGTATCAAGAATTGAGTTTATATCGCCAATGATAGGCGCAAAAGCCGTATACAAATCCACAGAAGAAGATGTGCCAGCATTGTTTGTCACAGTTATCGTTGTTCCCGACAGATTTATGTCAGCCGTAGATGCTGGACCTTGCTCTCCTTGCGGGCCTTTTATGTTACGAGACGTTGGATTTGGAAGCCCACCATTGTTAGTCCAAGATATGACACCTTCAGAAGATACAGAAGGCATGTATGTTACACCATCTGCACCATCTTGCCCGTCCTTACCATCTTGCCCAGCAGGGCCTTGCTGACCTCGAACATTCTTGCTTGTGCTCACTCCATTGCGGTTTGTAACAGTAAGGATTGTGCCATTCAGTTGTGCATTCACATTCTCTGCACCTTGTACGGCTGCTGCGCTTGCTTGCTCTCGCTCCAGCTCGGCCTCCTGCCTTGCAAGTTCATTCGATTGCCTTTGGAGTTCGTTCTCTATGCGTTGTGCCTCGTTTGCGTATGCAGGCAAAGAGAACTCAATCTCTGGCGCGGTTTCGCCTGTAAAGTCAAGCATGACTTGATATTCCTGCCCATCAATCTCGGTTGTGATGTTTGCAGGGTTGATGACTTCATCCTCTGTGTCGTTTGGGAAGTCGGCCACAGTGAAGTGATAGCCGATTTGGAACTTGAGGTCGCCGACTGGCAAATTGTGGTCGTCGAACTGTACCTGGAGCTTAGTAGGTTCTGAAGGGTCGTATGAGCAATGTGTGTACGTTGTACCATCCCAGCCTACATAATACGCTCTTGATGGTGCGCCAGTGTAGAACTTAATGCAGAAAGGTGTCAACCATCCTGCATCGCTTTCGAGCGTCAGAATGAAGTCGCTCTTGTAGTTTATTCTAAAGATTTTTGCAGCCATATTGTTTGTTGTTTGATTGTTTATTATCATCTGCGAGCTTTATGTAAGGCTTCACTCGCATGTCGAAGGTGTAAGGCACCAAGTACATATTCTGCTGACTGACAGGCGAGCGGTGCTGATAGCTGATGTCAACCAGCTCGAGTGTTGACTTCACAATGGTCGGAGGTACCTTGCCGTAGGTTTCAATCAAGTCCTCGTATGACCTGCCCAGCAAATTCAGCATCGCCTCCTCTTCCGCTTCGCCGGTTTCCTCCAGCCAGTCGTCCTCGTCGTGGAAGTCCTGCTCCATGCGAATCTGCCGCTTGATAGCTTCTAAAGTTAAGTATTTCATTCGCTTTTTCGGTTTGTCTTTTCTTATCGTCCACAAAGCGGCGTGAGGTTTACATAACAAAAAAGCCCCACGTTTCGCAACGCAGGGCTTCGATCAAAGTTACCTTATGAATAAAGAAAAACACAAAAAAACCACCAGTTCCCGTGTACCGTGCCTTTGGCTTACCTCGGATTGGGCTTGGCGGTTTACACATTTACCATGAAAAGAAGTATTCACTCATCGCTGATGCCTCACGGCAGCCAATGTCGCTTGAGTCGGAAAATAGCATATATAATGGCAAATCCTATTGCTACGAGCAGCACGTCGCCCATGTGGAGCCGTGTCTTCTGCCACCAGCTGAGTTCCTTTTCAACGTATTTCGTAACGGGGTATGGCTTCGGAATGCTGTCCGTCTTCGAGATATAAAGCGTGTCATGCACAGCTCTATCATGATATTCAGTCCGCCATCGCGTCACCTTTATATATATGGTGTCGCCTTGCTGAGTCTCGCTTACGTTCGTCGAGTCCTTCACAAGGATGCTGTCGCGCTGATGCTTTGTGATGATGAGCGTGTCGGTCTTGTGCTCGATGACGGGAATGTACTCCACACTCTTACAACCCGAGCAAAGAATACACAGCCCGACAAGCAGCCAGAATATGATGATGTAACCGAGCGAGCAGAGGCAACCGCGTGTCTCGTCCTCTTCGCTTCCTATCAGGAAATCGTCCAACCAGTCGTCGTTCATAGTCTTTTTCTATTCGCTTACAAACTTCCGAAAGGTTTACACGATTTTGCCTTCGCTCAGGTCGAAGCAGTACATCGCATTTTCCAACGCAGCCACATTGTCAATCTTTGCCGACGCTTGCGGACCGCCTTTTGTAATGCGCCGCAGGTCGTTCCTGCCGAGCTCGCAAGCGCAGTTGCCAAATTGCCACGGCCACATCGGATTCATAGAGAACTGAATCCACGGCTCCTGACCGAGTATCATGTCCTCAATTTCCTTGATGCGTGGGTTCTGAGTCATTGCGCCCTGACTTACGGGCACCACCATGTTTTGAATGGTTTGCGCGTCGATGTTGAGTGTCTGGAGCCACGCCTTCAGCTGGTTGATTGGCTGAATGCTTTGCGCGGGATCGTAGCCGATGGAATAGAGGTTTACACCGGCTGCCGTCTTCTCAGCAAGTGCATTCATTGCGTGCATACTGTCAAACACCTCGCCAGGGCAGACGTGCAACCAACCGGCAGCAATCCATTTCTCGTAGAGTGCGCGGTTCGGGCTTTTCTTCATCGTGTCTTCAAGCACCCACGCCTCGGCATCGGCAAAGAAGCGACCAAGCATTGTGCCGGTTGGCTTCATATCGACGGAGAGGTAAGTGATGGCAAAGAGGTCGTCGCCATGACTGAAGTCCAGCCCTACGAATGTGTTCCATCCGTCCTGGTACTTGCAGTCTGTCACGCGCTTCTCCACTTGCAGCGGACGGATGCGGTCGCTCTTTATCCACGCCACCACTTTTCCAGTCTGATAGACGTTGAAGAGCTTCGTGATGGTTTCCACACGCTTCTGTTCGTCCAGCTTGCTGCTGGCAATCTCGTTCTCATAGAATGAGTGCTGCACAATCTTACCGAGCATCGGGTTTATTTTGCGGCGCAAACAGCGTGACGTGAACATATAGTCCTCCTCACGTTCCCAATCGTCGGGTTCCAGCATCAGGCAAGTCCATCTGTCGCTTGCATCCAGAAGCTGCTTGTCTTTGTTATCAGGCCAAGGCTTGTCCACTTCTTCAGCGAGTGCTGCTTTCATGCCGATGTATTTGTCGAGGAATGGACCAGCCGTGATATTTCCAGCCGTGGTTGTGGTGACTGTCATCGGCTCGCGGCGCGGACCCATTGACGATTGCACAACAGAGACCAGTCCGCCCATGTCGCTCTTACCGTTCACATAGCTCGCGCTGCCGTACTCGTCTGCGCAACAAAGCTCGGCAAACAAGCCATCCTTCGTCTTGCCTCCGGCTGAGAGTGCCCACATCTGTGCCTGTCGTATCTGCCCGTCTTTCCAGTTGGTAGTCGTTGCCGTGAAGCGGATGCGCTTTCCCAACGGATCAAGTTGCCTTATTAACTGCCTTGCCCTATCATATAGGAGCTTGCTCTGAGTTTGAGAGTTGGCCGTGCAATACGTCTCACTATTGCTGTCTCCGAGCATAAAAAACAGTAGGGCGTTGTATGCCGATATGCCCGTCTTGTCTATCTTGCGCGGGCCGTACAGCGTGAAGTCGGTACATAGTCGGCGCAGGTCCTCGATGGTTCCGTCCTTGCCTTCGCGCTCAGAGTCGAGCATCTGGCGTGTGCCGTTCTCCACTTCAGTGTCAACCCACGCCTTGATGCCGTAGGTTGCCGTCCAGATAAACACCTGGAACGGCTCCCATCGGTAGTGCGTCAATGTGCTGCCCGTTCCTGGCAGGAGCAAGCCACCTTTGTCGTACTTCCACATCTTACCGGACTTGTGCCATTCGCCCTCACGCAGTCGGATGACCTGATGCACCTTGTCGAAGTCGGGTATGTAGGCGTCGAGCAGTCTCAGCACCTTCAGTCCGCCGAGCAGTTCCATCGTGCAATGGCGGTCATTGTCGTTGGAGTTGATGTTCGAGTAGTTGACGAGGTGCTGGTAGTAGTCGAGCAGACGTTCGTCGAACTCTTGCAACATATTGCTCATTCGTGGCACCTCTTTCGCCATCCGCTCAATGGCTCGCAGCTTCAGTTGTTTTGCGTCCTCACTGGCAATCTGAAGCAGGTCCCGTATATCGTCTGTCATTGTTGTCCTCCTCTTTTAATTCTTCATCCACTACCCATTCATCAATATAGTAACGAAAACCACATTCTTCGTTCAGACTTTTCCTATAATTCTTCGCCTTTTCCTCAGTGGAGAAAACACCTACAATGAGTCGCTCGTCTGTGAAATAATCCGCGATTAAAATATAAACTTTCATACTTCCTTCTTTATTGGATGTCAGCGATGGCTGCGATGACCGTTGTCACCTCGTAGGCCTTTACGCCAGTACGAGCGGGCGAGGCTGGTGCTTGGCCTTGATTTCTTCTACTGTCATAGTTCCTTGTTTTATGGGTTTAGATGAACGGCTTTCCGTCCATATCTACGGTTTTAGCCACGAGGTCTTCAAACTGCTTCAGTGTGACATTGTAATCGGTGCCAATTAACGTGCGGACGCTCTGCTTCAGATACACCGTCTTTCCAGCGTCCGTGATAAAGTCAACAATGGTGCGGATGTGTTCGTACACTTGACTTGGGTTGTAGTAGCCTCGCTTCACACCGCTGCGAAGTCCTATCTTGTAATGGTCGCAGCAGTCGATACTCTTTCCGATGACAGCCTCTGAATGTACCAAGTCAATGACAGGCTCAATCGAGGCAAATGTCTTGAAGCCTTGTTCATGCAAATGACGCATGGCTTCGATGCGCTCATCATTACTACTTGCCTTCGGTTCCATATCGTCGCGTCCCGTCAGCGTAAATCCGAAATGAATAAACTCCCTGGTTCCTCCTGCTTTCATGTTGAGTTGAAACCTTGCATCGTTGATAAAGTCAGCGTTTTTTGTTAGCACCATTGCACGAATGTCCATATCCACGCAGAAGCCAAGAGACGAAATAGTCAAGTTTCTTGTCTCAGGAATGAGCGGGTCGGTCGTGAATGAGAAGAATATCCCATAACGTCGGCATAGTTCAAGATGCTTTCTGCCTTCGTTACAAAACACATCTATTGCGTCGGCTTCATCCTTGAAGCATTTCTTCAGCTTGACCTCAGTACCGCCAAGCACCTTGCCAGTGATACCACGCTTCAAGTAGCAATACTCGCAGTCGTGCGGACAACCCGTGTAAAAGTTCGCACCTATTCTGCCATATTCCAAGGCCGCACCCTTCGGGGTGTATATCGCCTTTCCGTTGATTGGTTTGTATTCTGTGTACATAGTTCCTTTATAATTCTTGATAATTCTTGCAAAATTGGCAAGTTTTAGCAAAAAGAGAGCAACCGAAATTCGATTGCTCTCCAATAACGCAGGGCGCGGAATGGCGTTACCCATCTCTCGGCGTTCTTGTGGGGTCAGCTATTAGTCGAAGCTGGTAAGTATAAGAAGAACGTTTTGCCCGTTGCGGTCATACCGCACGCCCCGAAATCTTTATGTCTGCCGATCACGGCTCCAGCCCCCCGCCCGTGTCCTGACTGCCACCGCCCTGCTGGTTGCCTCCGTTGTTGTCGCCAGAGTTACCACCTTGTGCGGGTTCGTCGTCGTTGGGGATGGCCGTGTCGGTTGCTACCATCTTAACCTTTTGAGCCTGCTTGCTCAGTGCAAACTGCTTGCTGAACTTTACGCCGATTGTGGCACCAAGCACCCAATTAAGGCGGTCGGTAGTCAGGTCGCTTTCCTCGGCACGGGTGCGGACGGGAACGCTTGGGTCAGCTGTGTGGGCTGCTGTGGTCTCGCGCTCGATGTCGGCATCACTCACGCTGCCGTTCACCTTCGGGTAGATGCT